AAGTCTCTGTTGTATGGGTGGTCTATTAATATGGGCTTTAAACCGTATTTGAGCCCGGCTACAGCGTTCTTTGGCTTGTCCTCGACCCAATACAGCCCAGTATCGTGGAATTCGGATAATGCTGAATCTTTGTCAGCGCCCGTGCCCAGTATGTGGTAATTTGTGAACACGTGGTCCCCAAATAGTTCTCCCAGTCTCCTCTTACGCAACTGCTGTGCTGGTATGTCTGATGTCTGTGATGTTATGGGTATGAATGTCCATCCCTCCGCGGACAACAACTTTACCCAGGTCTGTGATTCCAACATGGGTCTCTGTGTACCCATCCAAGCGCTCCTGTTGAACTCTCGTATAAGTTTTCTAATCTCATCTTTGGTAACTCCAAACCTTTCCGCCATCTCATATGTGTTCTGTTTGTTGGGCAGTAGTTTGTGTGGATAGTATCGATTGCCGTGCTCGTCAAAATATGATTTCTGTAACACCCATTTGGTGAAATGGTGTTCCCATTCTAGCAACACACCGTCTACATCTGTTAGTATTATTCTGTTATTTGATGTCGGCATCTTCCATTCCTGCCACCCTCAGTTTCACAATGTTGGTTATCTGCCATTGTTTCTGATCCAGTCCTTTGGTGATGCCCAGCCATTGGTTTCTCAGCAGTGCGAAGTCGTTCACTATTTTGGTCAGGTCGACTACATCGTCCTCACCGTCTACATATTTCTCAGCGTCTCTGCTTGAAAGTGCCCTGTTGTAGTTCTCCAGGAACTTTCTGAATGTCTTTGATCTTAGCCTTCTCAGTTCTATGTTTAGGTATTCCAGTATGGCCTCCAACTGCTGTAGTTGGCTGAATCTCTCCTCCACTATTCCGGGTAAGGACGCGGATGCTCGTTCTAGGTTGCCGTATATCTTGCACTGCTTCCTGGCCTCCAGCAGTTCCTTGTCAAAGTACGCCACGCAATCAGGTATCTTCGCCAAACTCCTGCTTACTTCACTGTACCAGTTGATCATTAGTCCTCGCTGTAGCCGTCGTCGTATGATTCGTCTAGATCTTCCTCTTCCTCGAACACCGTGTTGATCGCTTCTTCCAGTTTGGGATCAAACTCCCCAGACGCCTTTATCTCGTCGTGCTCCACGCCTATGTCGTCCAGGCTCTTGATGAAGTCGATGGCCGCGTCCAGTCTGGATCTTTCAGGCACATAGTGTGATATGGAGTTCCATAAACGTTCGATGTCCTCGTGTGTGAAATCAATCATTTATTCTTCCGTTTCCTCTTCGGTTGTTTCTGTTTTTTTTGTTTTTGGTTTTTCTGACGCTGGCTCTTCTTTTTGAGCTGTGCTTTCTTTGAAGTTTGCCATTATCATATCTAATTTATCACCTGTCCAGGCTTTCCTGAAGTCTATGTGTTCTTTCCCTTGTGGATCAACGTACTTCAGTCTATTTCCGGTCTGTACAAGAATACCTTTCTTCTCGAATAGATCAACCAGTCCACTGTATGGATCCATTCCTGTGTCGTAAGGTATCTTGACCTGCACACCTTCAAAAGGTTTGGCATATCTGGTCTTCATTACTTTACATGCCGCCCTGATACCCCTTACTTCGGATATCTTATTGCCCTTCTCGTCTTCCTTCAGTTTTAGTTTCTTCATTGCTATCACTATGGAACTGGCATATATGAACCCCTGTCCGCCTGATATCTTGTCATCTGGATCAAACATGTCCTGTGATGCGTATGTGTGGTTGGTCGCTATAAGTCCTACATTCCAACTACCAAACATGTTCACACAGTTTCTCACAAGCGCCGTAAGTGCCTTAGGCTTCCTACCTAGATCACCTTTCATGTCTCCTGCCTCGAATTGGTTAACATCTGTTGGTGTCAGCATCATGCCCAAACTGTCTATGACGAAAAGAACTTTAGGAGCACCTTCCTTGTTATCAGCGTGTTGTTCTTTGTAGCCTTTCATGAATTCGGATATGGTCTTGGCCACATCATCCACCATTGACATACTCAATTTCAAAAGTTTTTCTTCCGAAGTGTCAACACCTAAAGCCTGTAACCACGTCTCATCGAGTGCGTTCTCTGTGTCGATCAAGATCACAAAGATTCCCTGTTCTTGTGCGTTCTTGATTATGTTTCCTGATGCGATATAACTCTTACCTGCTCCAGATTCTCCTGCTAGTACAGTCACTTTGCCTAACGGGATACCTTTGTTGAAGTCACTGGTCATTAGATAGTTCAGCGCATAGTTTCCTGTTGATATCCAATCTGTGGGATCGCTGAATCCTATGCCCAAACCTTGTATTGATTTTGTTATACTTTTCCTAAATTTTGTTGCGTCAAACACTTTTGTCATTGTTATCGTCCTATAGTAAGATCCAAATGATCACTAACACAACCAACACCCATGCTGGTATCTGTTTGTATAAGATCCATTCGATCGCTTTCTTAATATTGTTCATGTTCCTATTATATTACACAAGGCCCACACAGTCAATGCCTGGGCCTTGGTAAAATGTCAGATTATTTCGCTTGTCTCGATCTGATCAGTTTCAGTATGTCTTCTGCCCTCTTGGCACTGTCTCCTGTGGGTGCCGCCGTTGCCGGTGCCGCCTCTGGTTGTGGTGCTGGAGCAGGTTCGCTTACTGCTGGAGCAGGTTCAAATGCAGGTGCCGTTGTGGTCGCTGGTGCTTCCGCAACAGGTGTCTGTGGTTTTTGGTAAGCCACGCCCGCTGGTCTGAAGTACTGTCCGTACTGTTCTAGATCATAAGCCTCTCCCTCAACAGATTTTTCAAACAATTCCTTGATTATTTTCACTTCTGCCTCGGTTGGCTCTTTTGGTCTGAAGTCACCTAGGTTGTGTAACCCGTGCGTCTCTATCGCGGCTCTCTCCGCCTCGTCTAGAGCTCTTTCCCTTCTTGACCATTTTGATGTTGAGTAGTCAGCGTAACCACCTTTGGTTGTCTTGGTGATCCTGAAGTCTACACCTTTCACGTAGTCAGTTGGCATTTCTTCCATCTCTGGATCCATTAATGCTCCTCTGATTATGTTGAAAATCTGAGGTCCAATGATGAATCTTCTGATTGGATTCTCAGGTGTTGTGTCTTCCGCTAACGGATTCGTTGTGACAAATCCCTGGAAGATGTAACTTTTCTTCTTCCAGTATTTTCTGCCCATGTCTTCCATGCTCTTGTCTTTGAACCACGGTCTCACCTCTGTGAGTACTGGACAAGTCTTGCCGTACATCTCCATGCATGGTACTTGCACTGTCACTGGTCTAGAGTCGGTCTGACCCTTGATGCCCGCGAAAGGCAGTTTGATCATGTTCCTTTCAGTCCAGAAGAATGTGTTGGTCTCGTCCTTGTCCGGTAAGAACCTAACTACTGCTTCAGAACCTTCTGCTATGTTCCAGTGTGGGTAGATGGCGTTGTCTCCGCCTGTGTTGGAAGTGGAGCGATTCACTTCTTGAGATTTCAATTTCGCTCTTATTTCAGCTAATGATGCCATAATGTAAGCCTCCTTGTGTGCCTATGTTTGTTAGTTTGCCTAAATGTATATTAGACATATAGTGTTTAATATACAACTATATTTATCCATTGTCTACTACTATTATTGGTAAAATATCTTATTTTTCTTGAAAACAAAAAATGGATAATCAAACTTAAAGGTATACACACCGTTGTATGAGAGATATCCGAATGTTTTTATATCTTCATTTTTTTCAGTAATGTATGTACCTATAGTATCGAAGTCGTTCAATGAATCACCTGTTATTGTACATTTAAGATCCTTGATTATTACGAATACATCTTGAATTATTTGATTGCCTTTCAGTACAGTGTCTCTGTCGACTTTATTTTCTAAACTGACAGATAATACATTTGTTCCTACTTGCTGTTTGAGATCAAATATATTCTTATCGTATTCTCCAGAATGAATTAATTCATCATTGAACTTGATCTCTCCCATGGGGAGTTTGTTGCCTTTTCTTCCTATCTCCAAAGTTAGTTGCAACATTATATCTTATTTTCCTTCCAGTGTTTGATCATTCTTTTGGCCAACGCTTTTTTTGTTTTGTATCTATACTCGGTCATAAGTTTATATTTGTTACTCAGCTCTAGCAGTTCTATCCACCAATTCACACGATTTATGAAAGTGTTGTCAGGATTGCTTGGAATTTTCCAATATTCATAAACCAATCCAACACCCGCTTTTATATCTTCCCACTCGACTTCTAATTTTCTCGCGTGTGTATCATACAACGGTGAACCTGGCAAAAGATGAAGTACCCCTACCGGATTTACTATTACATTTGGAAATTCGAAATGTTTATATTTCTCCACTAGCGATAGTGTGTCTTCGAAGTCCTTTCTTGTTTCTGTTACGTAACCGGTCATGAGATTCCACTCTTGTGTGATTCCTACTTTCTGTAGGCTTTCTATCATTATAGATAGATCCTCGTTTGTAAACTTTTTACCCATGTGATTCCTAACGGCTTCGCTTCCAGATTCCACGCCGACTATTACATGCTTACATCCTGCCTGCGCCATGAGTTCGTAATCGTCCTCTGTTGTTTGGCCCTTGGGCCTTGCTATGTATTCACCATAGTAGGATAATGTTTTTGGCAATTTTTTTGCCAATGCTTCGTTCATTTGTCTGAATGCTTTCATGGACCCATTTATCAGGCTGTCAGACATCATGAAATTTGTGATACCTTGTTTTTCATAGATCTCGATCATCTCGTCTGCTATTTTTTTGCCATCCTTGAAAACAAATTTTGGTTCAAATGTGAACACGTCACAGAAGGTACATCTCCTCACACATCCTTTTGATCCGGTAATTGTTGCCGCGGCCGCTTGTTCCGTGAGATGAAAGATTTTTGAACTGTTGGCATACAGGTCGACTTTGTAGTCAATGTATGATGGGGTGGGCAATTCATTTAATTCCTCATGAGTCAATTGCCTGCCCGAATTGAATTTTCCTTTTTTATTGTTAGTAAGTATATCTATAAGTAAATTTTCGCTTTCATTTATTACCACAGCATCACATAATCCTGTTTCTAACATAGTGTCAGACATCATTTTATTGTTCTTGTACGGTATGTTTGTGTTGTCATCTTTGCTGATTCCGGGACCACCCAGTATTATTTTTTGACCGGGATTTATTTTTTTTATATGGAAACATAAATCATGTGCGAAGCAGAGACTCTGGTAACTCAACAAAGAAAGACCTATCCAGTTGCTTTTCATCTCTATTAGACGTCTGGCGGTTTTTTCAACATATTCTTGGTACCAGTCGTGTGCTTCTTCTGACATTTCTGAAAAGAACATCATGTACTTTTCTATTTCCGTGGAAAACACTTTATCTTTGTACGCCAGTTGTGTTTCTATGTTTAGATCAACTGTTGTGGTCTTAAGTCCATGCGAGTCACAGATGGCTTT